CGCCATCTACATCCACAAAAGCTGCGACGATGGCTCGTGGACAGAGACATACAGCGGCTCTCGTCACACCACCCTGCTTGAGTGCAAGTGGTTCCTGTTCGAGATGCTCAACGCTAACGGCGAGGCGGCCTAACGGCCCCGCCCCAACCGGCCCAAAAAGGAGGAACCAAAATGCGAGGATTAATCCTCATCATCACCCTTTCAGCATCGGCGTGTTCATACGCGCCGGTCGCTGATCTTCGCGCATCCGGCGATGCCGCGCAGCTTTACCAGCGCGACGTTGCTGAATGCCGTCAACTGATCAAGGAAGCCAGATCGATCTGGCACAAGCCCTTGATCGGCCCCGACCCGTGGCTGGACAAGTGTCTTGCCGGGCGCGGCCATAGCATCATAGGAGGTTAACAATGAATACCGTGACTTTAACCGACGACGAAACTGTGCGTCTGGTCAAGATTTTGGAAACGATCCGCGATCTAAATATAGACGAATCCACGCGGCTTCAATCGTTCATTGAGAAAAACCATAAGCATCTATCCCTTGCTCAAAAGCGCACAGAAAAGTCAAAAATGCAGCGTCATACAGATGCGTCGATGAATGCAATACGGATTCTAAACAAGATTTGGCAGCGGCCTTCACCGGCTTCTGTGTTCGGAGGTGAAAAATGCGAAACCAACTGATCGCCGATTTCGTCGGCATGATGATCATCTGCGTTCTGGCCATTGTGTTCGGCACCAACGCAGTCACCGATAACTATAACATCTGGGCGCTGATGGCCCAGTTCGGAGGGGCAAGCTAATGTCGAAAAACTACATCATCACGCTGGAATGCAGCAAAGACGCGCTGGCAGAATTGATCGCCACCGGGCTGGAACGCCACGCCACGATCACCAAAGTCGAAGCGGCTGTTGAACAGAAGCCAGCGCCGCAGCCAGGGCCACGGCCAGTGCATCGGGTCACGGTTCAAGCCCGACCCAAAAGAGCGCCGGAGCCTGTCCTGCGCGGCACATATTATGATGGCCCACGATCACGGATCAGCAGCCCGAAAAAGGTGTCGGGTTGGGATATCTATCAGGTTGTTGTCGATTGCTTCCATCCGCAGAAAACATTTAGATCGCGGGATTTGCGGGAAGAATGCAAACGCGCTGGCTTTGATGTCTCGCAAAATTCTGCGTCGGCGCATCTGGCGCGGTTCCGCGAAGCTGATCTTGTCAAAAAGGTTGGCGGCAACAGGATGAACGGTTTTGTCCATACCGTCTGCCCGGTCGTGACCCGCAGCGAATTTGATAGGAGACGCTAAGATGGTCGGCAAGTTAACAAGGGACGACATGTTGTCAGCCAGCATCATTCCAATCGTGTTGAACGCATCACCGTACAGGACGCGCAACAGCCTGCTGGATGAATTTATGCGGCGCGACAAGGGCGAAGCGATTGATGACTTCAATCCCGGCGAAGCTGCGTGGTGGGGCAACCACCTTGAACACACCATCGGCGAAGTCGCTGCTGAACGGCTGAAGCTGACCGGGCTGCAACTGGAATTCGACGCAGCGTTCGAACATCCCGATCTGCCGCTGGCCGCATCGATTGACGGGCTGGCGAATGGCGATGGCATCGTGGAGTCTGATCCGGCGCGTGGCATTTACGTCATCAACGCACAAAGGATCGACATCACCGGCCCTGGCCTGTTGGAGATCAAGAACACCAGCGCATCGCCGGAAAGCGAACCGGCGCGGTTTCGCGGACCGTTGCAAGGGCAGGCGCAGCTAATGTGCCACCCGACCGCGAAATGGCTGGCAGTGTGCGTCCTGTATCAAGGCACGGAATTGCGGATTTTCCTGTATCACCACGACAAAGTGATGCAGCAGCAGATTCGCGATGCGGTGCTGGATTTCGAGCGCCGCCGGAAAGAACGTGATTTCTATCCTTGGTCGAATCTGAATGACGCGGTGCTTTGCCATAGCACCACCGACATGAAGCTGCCGACGTTGCAGATCGATCCAGAAAACACCGAAGTGCAGATTGCGCTGGAACACCTAGTGCATGCCCGACGTGAAATGGCTGGCCATCAAGAGGATATCGACAACGCGATGATCGATCTGATGCAGTTTATGGGCGATCACGAAACGGCAATCGGCACCGTCGGCAACGAGCGCATCATGTTGAAATGGCCGATGCGTAAATTCAAAGCGCAGCCGGAGCGCGTCGTTCCGGCGAAAGATGCACGCAGTGTGCGCCAGAAAACCCTAAGCATTAAGGAGATCGACCAATGAAAGCCCTTTCAACGCAGCAGCAGCGCATCTATGACGAAATAGCTAGGTTCCAGCGGGAAGAGGGTTACACGCCCACGGCGCGGCTTATAGGCGAAGCAATGGCCATCAGCCAGTTCACCGCCGCCAAGCACATAAATAAGATTATCGACAAGGGAAGGGCTAGACGAATCAACAGCCGTCACATAGAGTTATCTTGATGGACCGTTTTGGTTTCATTGATTCCTCCCTTTAGACTGCCCCCGGCCCTAAAAAGCCGGGGGTCTTTTTTTATTTGGAAAGTCCTTTTGTCTTTTCGAATGTTCTAAGGCCACCCAAGCCCAGCATACCCATCAGGACAGTCAGCAGCGACGACATATCAAAAGTCGGCAAGTCGGGCAGGGCGATGCCAGCATAAGCGCAGACAAAGATCGTCAGCGGTGCCAGTACGAAATGCCACGCCAGTGCCACGCCGCACGTCCAGCCGACGAAAGGACGCCAGCCAGCGACGAAAACGCTGCGGTGCTGCGCTTCTGCCTTGTTGATCTCAAGTTGACCCTTGGCAAGTTCCTGCGCGTGATTCTGCGCCATTGTGGCGACTTCATGCGCCAGCTTCGCCTTCTGGTCCTTGTCTTCGATAAACTTGTCCAGCAGGCCCGTAACGGGGCCAATCAATGCCTGTATCATTCCATAACCTCCATATCAATATCGGTGCCAAAGCATAACATATCCTTGTTGACCGGCAATCTGTCCTCGAATTGGATATATGTCCCGGCGACGTGACATTCAGCCATCGTCTCATGCACTGACAAGATGTGCGACGTGATCTGCCCGTCCGCTTCCATAACCAGCATCAGCAGCAACCATTTCATTTTGTTTCGCTCCCCATCCAAACGGCGAACGCCCCCGTGGCGGCACCGACTATCGTGCTGACAAACGCGGTTTGCTGCGTTGTGGCTTCGGCCCCCAACTGCATAAACCAGTCGCACACGTTCCACGCCATCAGCGTAAACATCAGCATCATCAGACGTGGCAGCAGCTTCCACTTAAGGATGCGCTCCATCGTCAATTCAGCCATCGGCTAAATCCCTGATGCGCTTGACCAACCTTTTCGCCCGATTTGGCGTCTGATCGTGCCAGCGGGAATCCACCATTTCATCGGCGGCATCGTTCCATCGGCGCTCATCAATGGCAGCTTTCATTTTGCGGAATTTCGAAAAACGCGGTCTGCCAAGCTGGAAGCACATATTGGCGATCACAAGCTGCGCCTCTTCCGGCAATTCCTCAAAGTCAGGATATATCATCCGGCAGTCTTCAATCGTCACCATAATGTCCAATGCGAACAACTGGCGCACGCGCTCTTCTGTGATCACGGTGCCGACCGGCTGATTGTATTCCGGGTCATCCTGCGTCAGAAGATGACCGATGCCCATCGTCGGCAGACCAAGATGATCAAGGTAAATTTCCATCTTGCAGCCTTCATCTGCGGCGATTTCTTCGCGCAATCTATCTTTGTTCATTTCTCGTTTCCTTCACGATTTCGACGGCGCGTTGCCAGCTAGATTCTTCCAGACCGTATTTGTCATAAAACTCAGGGCTGCGCCGTTCCGATAATTTGTTGATGCTAGATGCCGCCGCAAAATAGACGCGGCGCTGATCAATAGCAACACGGGCAAGGATATCATAAACGCGCTGATCTGGACGGGTCTTTTTATCCCGGCCCGACCCAAGCTGATGATGATAGGTTAGTGCGCCGCGATCACGCTGCTTTCGCAGTCGGGCGCTTTTGACTTGCACGCGCATGAAGTCATTGCCCTGCCACGCGATCACGTCAACGCCATCCATCGGCGCGTGGCCTGCTTTCCAGCCCAAATCAAGAATTGCTGCAAGTGTGATAAACTCGCCTTGCAGGCCAGTCGTCGTGGCCGATCCCCCGATCATATTCCCCCGCTAAGATTGCCCCTTCAAGAACGTCACAAACAAGTAAAGCAATCCAGCGCCGACGATCAGGATCGCTGGCAGCACGGTCCAAAGTATGATGGCATCGCGTACCTTGGCACGGCGTTCCAATTCTTCTTTTTGAATCTGCCGCTGTCGGGCGATTTCGGCCTGCAAAGCCTGCCACGCACCCGGCTTGCCGTAAATGGTGATCACCTCGCGCATTTCTTTGCGGAGGTTATCTAGCTCGATCTGCCTAAAATACGAATCTATGCCAGCTTGTTCGGCCCCGGTCATCTTGCTGAAGATGCTTTTTTTCTTCCGCGCCGCGCCGAAGTTTAGTTGCGCCTCAGCCTTCGCATAGCGCGAGATCGGCCCCGAAAGTGACGACAGGTCCTTGCCCGCCTTGATGGACCCACTGATGGCCCCTGCGGCGCTGCTAATCATACTGAATGCTGAGATCGGGTCGATCATTACCGCCTCGCCAGCATCACGATTGCGACGACCATCAGCGCGGTCTGGATCACATCGATCATCGGCACCTGTATCACTTGTAAATCTCCTGCTCTGGGCCCACCTTCACTGGGAGGCACACCGCTGTCACGTCTTGACCTTGTGCGT